GCCGACGTTGGCGCGCGTAATCGCATACTGTAGCAGCGTGCCATCATTCAGCACACCGCAGTTGCCGCAGGTGTTAACGGTGCCATATATGGCGTCGATCACCTCAACCACGACATCAGTTGTCGCCTCGTCGCCAAAGCTCACAACGCCAACCGGATAGATCGCGATGCCCTTTGCGTCAACCGAGTCCTTCAGCGGGTCGTCGCTATCCATGGCCATGCGTGTGCCCAGGTCGACCGTGCCTTCGAACTTCATGCTGCTGTAAATCAGCATGTAGCTTTCCCAGCCGCGATAGAAATCTGACAGATCGGCGCATCGGCCGTGCACTTCGTACAGATTGAAGCTGCACAGCGGCGCTGTTAAGACACGCGGGATGCCGCCCCAGCTTTCCAGAAAGACGAGTGACACGGTTGGCAGATCGGGCGCGCTCAGCGTGCGACTGACGAGCCGATACTTATCCGGCCGCCGGGGATCCGGCACATAGATCGGGTCGATCGATCCGTTCGTCGGTAGCGCCGCGCCATCGATGAAGTTGTACTCTGTGTTGATCCCAAAGAAGTAGCGCGGCCCGCCTGGGCCCGCCGGCTGATAGAATGAGCGCGTGCCAAGCTGCTTGATCAGTTCGCTGTCGTCTAAGACGGTGCCTGCTGCCATGGTGATTCTCCTTTAGCCCGCGTAGATGCCGCGAGTCAGTTGCTGCCGGGTCATGTACCGATAGGCGTATATCTGCCCGCGTCGACTGCCTAGCGGGTTTGTGAGGTCATTCGGCGCGCTATACAGTTGATCCGTTGCGCCGGTGCGGCTGATGTCCCACTGCCATTCTGAGAGCTCCTTGTTAGCCGATGTGCAAGCGCATATCGGCCGCGCAAGCTCTGCCGCGGCTAGTCGAGCAACGACAACCGCTTCATTGTGTTGCATCTCGATCCCGTCGAGCGGCAGCCCGGCTTGATAGCGGATCGTCACACTATCCGGCGGCCGGCACCTCGACCAATTGCAAACTGACATCCATGTGCCGCTCGTCGCATCATAGGCCGCCTGCCCAAACGCAACGATCCCGGCCCCGGCGTCGCGAATGGTTGCGCGACAGAGGGCTGTAGCCGTCGCCGCCGGATCGCTGTTGTTGTTCGGTGCCGGGCTGCAGCAGTTGCCCCAGGCCGGCCATGGCTGCGTTTCCCATGTCAGCAGGGCCATGCATGTATCGGTCGTCGTGCCGGTCGGATCGCAGTGCCGCTGGAATATCTCGATCGTTGGCGCGCACACCGTCGCCGCTGGGGCAATCGCGTTGCCCGGGTCGAGGGGCCCAGACGCCGCACCCTGATACCTGATAGGTCGTACCAGAGTCCATGTATCGAATACCACCGTTGCGGTTGTGCCGACGATGGAAACGGATCGCGGCTGCACCTCGGGCGGCGTAACGGGCCCGCAGTCGGCTGCGATGAACCGCGCGATCACCTCGTCGACCGTCGTACCGGTTGGCACGGTTGCGATGGCCGTTGCGGTTTCAAACAGGTTGTCGCCGTCTTCATCGCTATACACAAGGGCCTGCACATCCGGCGTGCTGTCGAGCGGCACCCCCAGACATCTGATCTCGCCTTCAGGTAGCGCAACCGTCAACCATTGGCCATCGGCCCCGATGTCAGCCAGGCGCATGAACCGGGTATCACCCAGTCGAGGGTATTGCAGTGTCGCCGATCGGTAGGCTGGGGCCGGGTTGATCAACGTGTACTGTCGCATGAGATCTTCGGCCCGCCGGATCGCCGTTCGCACGTTCGCTCGACCGGCGCGATCGGCAAACTGCCAATCGTATTCATTCATGATCGTCGAGCATTGCGCGTTGAGTGGGATCAGGCTGTTGACCAACTGATAGCTGTGCCATGGGTTGAAGCCCATAAGCGCAAGCCAGCGGTTTAACGAAAGTCCAGACATGCGGTTATCCTATCGCTGGCAGCGCGTGTAGCGCTTGCCGACTCTTGGCATCGTTCGTCGTTACGTTATAAGTTGCCCAGGCGGCCCGCACGGCCGCCAGCGTCGCGACGTTGGCCGTACCGTAAACAGTGCCGAACTTCGTTCGTGTGTCGTATGTGTTCCGGTCACAGACCGAGCCGCCCGAATCGTCGCCGCTGCCGCCCCAGTCAAAGAGCACCCCACGCCGTACGATGATCTGATTATCCACCAGCGTAATGGTGCCGCACTTGTTTGCCGTATCGCCGCGCAGCACCCGCGCTGCGAAATTGGCCCCGGCGATCAGTTTGTTATGATGCGCGTTGGCGCCCGTCGCCGCCTTGAAGTACAGTGCCGCGTTGGCCGCAACCGTCGCGCCGCCGACAAACGTGTTGTACCGCACGATCGCCCCAGCGCATTCCTTGATCACGCATGCGTAATCGTAGGCCGCCGGCACTAAGCACGAGTCGATCACAAAGTTAGAGCAGCCTGCCCCTACTAACAGCGCATGGCCCACCAGCGCAACGTTGCGCACGATCGTGCAGTTTGTCATGCTGCCGGTCGTCGCGTTGCCCGCAGTCCCGTCAACCCCGAGCGTTACCGTCCCGACCGCTACCGCGTTACTGATTAGACAGTTGGCGATTGTGATCGCCGCGCCGTTGGCGTCGATCGCGTTGCTCGATCCGCCCGCGATAATGCCGCCGGTTATGGAGATCGTTCCAGCGCTGATCGTTCTGATGCCCTTCACTGCGCCGCTGATCGTGCATCCGTTAAAGGTGCCGCCGGCCCCTGCGTTTTGCAGCAGCACCCCGCCTGCCAGTGTGCAAGTTGTGAAGACTGGACTGATCGTGCCGGTGCCGGTTGGCGCGAAATAGGTGCCGCCGTTATAGCTGCCGCTGGGGCTCGTCGTCGTTGTGCAGTTGAGAAAGACAACCGAGCTTGCCACGATCCCGGCCGCGCCAACGTGCGCGATGCCGCCGATCGCGCTGGCGTTTGCGCTGGCGTCGATCAGACAACCATCAAACGTCAGATTCGTACAGTTTGCGTTGAATCGTAGCGCGTAGCTCGACCCTGAGCGCATGCCAAACGTCAGGTTTTTAAAATACAGATGCGCCGATGCGCCGCCACTGAAGATCGTATTCGACGCGCCCGAGGCCCCGACGATGATCACGTTGGCCGCGATCCCGTTCAGGCTCTGAATCGTGATGTCGCTGGCGACACTCTTTGCAATCGTCCATGCGCCGCTGGCGCTTGTGTTCTCTGTATAGGTGCCGTCGCTGGCGTTGATCGTATCCCCAGCCACCGCGACGCTGATCGCCTTCGTAAAGGTTGCCCACGGCAGCGCCTGACTGCCAGTGCCGGTCGTATCGTTGCCGGTTGTCGCGATGTAGTAGATCGTCATGCGATGGCCCGTATCACTAGCGTAATCACCCGCGCGCCGCCCTGACTGACTGGGGCCCCAGACGTGCCGCTGCGCAGTTTGAGATAGCGCATGCCAATGAAGTCAGCAGGCGACAGTACAATATTGTGGGCCTGCACCGCGACGATCGTATACTCGACGCCGAACGCATCATACAGATCCTGATACGTGATCCCATCCGCGCTCGTCTGGAGCGTAATGCTTGCGGCCGTCCATGTCGCCGGCATCTGCAATCGGATCAGCCCGGCCCCGGCCAGGTCGACTGCGCCGCTCAGGCTTGCGCCGTTGGCAACCGTAACGGTTGTCGTGCTGATCGTTGCTGCCGCTGGGGCCGGCGGAGCTGTGTTGCCTGCCCCGTACGGTTGACCATCGGTGCCGACGAGATAGACCGGTTGCGCCGGGCCGCCCTGCTGAATGATGCTTGTCATGTCGACCATCCTATTGTGCCGAAGTAGCCCGCAAACGGCGCGCTTGTGTCACGAAAGAGCATGCCCAGTTTGCCCGGCACCGCACGTGTATGGATCAGCGGTATGTCGACCGGCGCAGCGTCGAAGGCCAGCAGCGGATCATGCGCCTCGTCGAGCCCGTTAAAGAGCTGCACATACACATCCTGATCGACCGTCGTAATATAGCTGACGATCAGCCGATCGGTTGCCGTGTCATAGTCGATATCGCCGGTTGGCGCGTAGCTGTGCGCCCCGAGCGCGCTGTAGACGTCGACGATCGTTACCACATCGCCCGGCGTAATCTGCGCATAGCTCCATGTGTCGCCGTCGGCGTTGCTTTTCCATGTGGCGATGCCCAAATAGATGTTGCCCGAGCTGTCCTGCCTGGGCTTCGACAGCAGTTCGCCTTTTGAGATGTATCCGGTATCAGTCCCAGCCCTCGACAGGTTGCTGATCGTGATCGCTGCTGTTAGTGCCGTCCAATTATTACTACCAGCGGCCCATGTTGCCCGCCGCTCTTGCCATGCCCCAGCCATGCCCACCCCCGACAAGGTGCCGTTATGATATCCCAGAAACAGATCGCTGTTGGCCAGTCGGATCAGCGCTGGGTGTGGTATGCCGTTCGTAACGCTTGCCACCAGCGCGGTATAGCTGGCACTGCCGGGCGCGTTGCCGATCGTCGTAACGCTTGCGATCCCGATATGTGTCCAGTTGAGCGCTACGCCGTCGGCTGCCGTGTTTGTCAGCGTTCGCATCACCGCACGGATCTCGTTGCCCACGCCGCCAACGCCGGTATTCCGCGCGGCCCAGGCCAGCACGACCGCGCCATGGGCCCCGTAGGCCGCATCATTCAACCACAGGATGCACGGATGCTCATAGACCATGGTGCCGGTCGTTTGTGCGTCGATCACCGCATAGCCCGCGTTGAGCGCCGTCCATGTCGTAATGTTGTTGCTGCCGTCGCGCGTTGGCCGATAGCGCCGGTAGAGTATGCCATCGGTCGCAGCCTGGGCATTCCAGATCACCTCGAGTGTATCATCCAAACTGTTGTAGGCTGCCGCCCCGCGCGTGATGAAGCCGATCGCCGGGCCATCGGCCCAGGTCGAGCCGAGATCGTTTGAATACGTGATCGCATGGCTGCCGCCGCTGTTTTCGCTGATCGTAATCAGCTTGCCGTATTGGTCGACCGTCAACGGGCCGAAGGGCCCAGCCTGGGCCCAGCTATAGCCATCCGGCCCCATGTCGTTGGTGTATGGCGTATTCTGCACAGCGAATGCCGGGCCGCTCAGATTCGGATCAGGGTTAAGGCTGCCCGAGATTACATAGACTGGGATCGCAGGCCCGCCCTCGACCACTGCGCCGACTGCCGCCGCTGCCACACGCATGGGGCTGCCGCCCTGCACAGGCCCAGACGTGACCACATAGACTGGCTGCGCCGCGCCGCCGTTCGTCGGTTGCCCGCTGACGACGACAACCGGCAACGCTGCGCCGCCCTGCTGAATAGCGGTCGAGCTGATCGCCATGGGTTGTGCGCTACCCCCGTCACTCACTTGTCGTTGCCCTCACTGCCAATGCGACAGCCCCCGCGATAGCTAGCCAATAGACGAGCCCCATGATGTCGAGGCTGATCAGCAGCCCGGCCGGCAGACTGATCCAGAATGACCAACAGATCGGACATGTTACGCCTTCAGCTACCCAGCCTGGGCCCCGAGCCATCGCGCTACCGCGCATGCGCGCGAATAGGTCGAAGGGCCCTGACTCCCAGGCCAGATCAGTCGCGACGCGGTAGACTGCCAGCGCCGCAAGCAGCGGCATGATCAGCATCAGCGCCATGCGATCACCGCTTCGACGATCTGACGCCGGTCGTTGTCAGTCAACCACCATCCGACTGGGATCGCCACGTTGCGCGACGCGAAATGATCGACGCCGGGCAGCGGGCCATTCGGATAGCTGAAGCCGTCATGCGTATCGTTCCGCGCGTGCACTGGGCTGCAGGCGATCCCCTTGTCTGCCATGTAGTTAATGAACCCAGGCCGATCCTCGACGAGTACCGTATACAGCCACCATGCCGAATCGAGATCAAACGTCGCCGGTTGGTCGAGGTAGCGCGCGTAGGATGCCGCATTCGCCCGATGTCGACCGATCCGGTCTGACACGCTGCCGATATTGGCCAGCCCGATCGCTGCCGCGATGTCGTTCATATGATACTTATAGCCGACTTCGGTGATGTTTTGTTCGCACCGGAAGTCAGCCTTCGATCGCCGGTCGAGCCCGTACCACCTGAGCAGCCTTGCGCGCTCGACCTGATGCGCCGGGCAGTGCAGCGCCCCGCCATCGCCGCAAGTTAGGAACTTGATCGCCTGAAAGCTGTAGCACGCATAGTCGCCGCTGGGCGATGTCATATGATGCGCCGCATCCTGAATCACCGGCAAGTCGTATTCGCGCAACCGGTCGTAATCGCACAGCGCCCCGCCCCAGTCGACTGCCATGATCGCCTTCGTTCGTTTGGTGATCCTTCTAGCAACGTCGAGCGGATTGATCAGTCCCGTTTGCGGGTCGACATCGGCCCAGACCGGCCGGGCGCCGCGGTTGACGATCGGGCTATTCGTTGCCGTGCAGGTTACTGGCGTCGTGATCACCTCGTCGCCATTTCCTACGCCGATCAGGTGCAAGGCCAGATCGATCGCTGATGTGCAGCTGTTGGTTGTAATCGGCGCGTACGCTGTATTGAACAACGTTTGGAGCGCCGCTTCGAATCGCTCGACCTGATCGCCCTGCCCGATATACCCAGACTGAAGCACCCGAGCAACGATCGCTGGGGCTTCAGGGCTCATGGCAACTTTAAACAGCGGTATCATTCCAGCATGCCCCCTGCAAACAGTTGCGCGCCATCCTTCGAATAGCCGTCGCGCTCAGCGTACGCCAGCGCGTTATGCTTGTGCAGCCTGCGCCATCCTGCCACCACACCGCCAAACGGGATCAGCCGCATGTCGTGCACTCGGCTGGCATTCCAGAGAAAGGCGTTATCATGGCTTGCGATGGTCGTTTCGTCCCAGCCGATCTGCTCTTTCGTGATGCACTCGATCCGATGCGCAAAGTTGCCGGTTGTCAACTGACGCGGGTCGAGCTTGCACGGCGTCGCCTTGCGGGTCGGATCGCTCTCGTCGAAGGCCATCCATGCGCCGCGCATCCAATGTTGCTCCGGGTAGTGATCGAACCATGCCCTAACCGTCGGCAGCCACTGCGGATGAAACAAGTCATCATCGCAGAGGTATGTTACGACATCACACTGTACCAGACTCAGCGCCCGATTGATCAGCCATCCGACTCGGGCTGCCTTCAGCCGCTCAGCAACTGTTATCTTTTCAGCCCTTGCAAAGTATGCATCTTTGCGGCAGCCCCTGACGAGCTCGATCACGTCGAAGTCTGATCCATCGTCAGTCACGATCAGTTGATCGGCGTCGAGGCAGGTCGACAGCGCCTCGCAGAGCATGCGCGGGCGATTGTAGCTCAGCAGGATGGTAGCGACAGTCGTCATTTTCGATGCACCAATACCGCATGCTTATCCATGGCGTAGGCGATGGTGAACCCGGCGCCCAAACACGCCTTGATCGACGGCGTGTTATCCGCTAGGATCTCGGCATACACATCCTGATCGGTCGAAGCTGCCAGATAGCGGTAGATATCAGTCCCATAGCCCTGCCCCTGATACCTGGGCAGCACCGCCAGGCTTGCCCACCATTGCCGCGCGTCGAGCCTGAGCAGTCCATAGCCGACATCGGTTGTCGCGACTGACGCGATCCAGATCCGCATGGTTTCTTCGGTCGAGAATCGGGCCCACCATGCCTGCTGCTGATCATAGGTGATCTCGCGTGTATCGCGGGTCATCCACTGTCGACCGCTGTTGCGGATCACCCGAACCACTTCAGCATCCCATTCGGTTGTTGCTTGTCTCATGGTCATCATGCCGCTGCCTGCATCATTCTCAGCGGCGCGTATGCCGTGGCGATCCGCTCCTGTGCTATGGCGAAGTACCCCGCGTCCATCTCAATGCCGATGAACTTGCGCCCAAGGTTGCCGCAGGCGTGCCCCGTCGTGCCGCTGCCCATCGTGAAATCGAGCACCGTGTCACCCGCGTTGGTGTACGTCTTGACAAGGTATTCAAGCAGGGCAAGCGGCTTCTGGGTGGGATGGAGTCGCTTGCCCTTCACTCGCTGTATGTTTATATGAGCAGTTGGGTAGCGTATGCCCCTATTTATCGTTATATTCGCCTTTGTCGCGCCGCCGCTTGTGCTGGCGCGTAGCAGTGACGGCGCGACACTTCTGCGATTCGTATACGGCGATCCATGAGACATCTGCGGGTTATATGTACCATCGCCGTCACTGAAAATAATGATGTTCTCATGTTGTTTTAACGGTTCGTGCTTGCATCGTACAAAATTCTGAGAATACCCCTTATTCCATATCCACTCATGCCGAAAACACTTTGGATTACTCATGACAAGCGCGCTTGTAAACGGCTGCGAGCCAAACAGCACGCACGCCCCGCGCGGCTTCAACACCCGCTTGATACCAGCCCACATCGGCGCGAACGGTATCACGCTATCCCACTTGCACGCCGTCGTACCATAGGGCGGATCGCAGATCACCGCATCTACGCTCTGCGGCGCAAGTGTCGACAGCACGTCCAGGCAGTCAGCGTTGTATAGTTGATACTCCATCATGCACACGCAATCACATCGTCGTACCAGGCCACACCAGAAGGCCACAGCGCGACAGTAGATACAATCCAGTCGTAATCCCCGGCATAGCGGCATGCCCACGTCCCGAGCCGTTCTGGTACGTTTGGCACAACCATGGCATGCCCGCCGATCGCGCTCTCTCTGATCTCATGCTCGACCGGTAGCGCGACGCCGTGTCGACGCGAGTAGAATTTGAACATCAAGGGCCTGGGCTCGACCTGCTCTGCGATGGCCCGCCGAATACTGTCGAGGGCTCCGCCCGGTACGCAATCATCATCGTCTATAAATATGAGATAATCGCCCCGAGCCTGCGTAATGCCGTAATTGATCTGACAATGGCCCCAGCAGTGATGGCCGGCGTCGAGCTCAACATAGCGCGCCCACTTGAATGTGGGGATCATCGGCTTGCCCTCGAATGTATCGCCGACGATCAATACCTCGTCATCCACCCCTATCTGCCATTCAACCGAATCGAAGAGCTTTTCTAGCCCGTCGCCGTCGTGCGTTGGTACGATGATACTCAAACGCGCGGCCATCGCTGGGCCCTCCGCTCGTTGAATAGTCGACCATCGCGCGCCCGGCTCGCCTGCCCTTCAGCATAAACCGGATCGCTCGACGCCCCGTTGATCGGATGGTCATGGTACAGGGTTGCCCATGGGGCCTTGCTGTAGGCCCCCAGCGACTGGGCTCGACTGCACATCTCAGCGTCGCCATACTCATGCTGATACCAGACCGGCCAACCGCCGAGCCGCGTCAGCAGGTGCCTGCTGATTAGAAAATGCGGCGACAGCCCCTCGTCGTGTATGCCATCGTTGAAGCCTAATAGCCCATCCCCAACGCCAAAGCAGCAGCGATACTCAGCGAATGCCCTCGACAGCCAGTGTCGACCGGGCAGCAGGTCATTAGCCAGGTTGACGATGAACGGCTGATCGGTTAGCTTCGTCTCTTCGTCCATCGCTTCCCAGTAGGTTAGCTTCGGCTTGAGTATATGCCTGACTTTCGCGCCCGCTTCCATGCATGCCTGCAAGACGTCGGCTTCTTCTTCGCCGCCGATGCAGGTTAGTCGCCACTCTATTGGCCCGGCCGTTGCGATCAGCCGCTGCACGTTGCGCATGGTCTGCTCGAGTCGACCCCTGACTGGCATGATCGCCGCGATCACGCCGGCACCTTGTCGCGCCTAGGCCGCGCGCGATCCGGCTCGACCTGCTTGAATGCGGGTTGCTCGACCGTCTCAGGCTCGACCAATGGCGGAGGCACAAACGGGGCCGGCGGGATTTGTCGACGGAAGAAGCCCAGGCCCAGCCAATGATCGACCTCTTCAGGCGGCACCGCAAGATAGCGATGGCTGGGCCGCGCGCTAAACTCAATCGTGCGATGTGTCGCCGGATGGCGTAGCGACTGCTTGCCGCTGCCCTTGCCGGTATACTCAAGCATCACCATGCCACTATCAGTCAACTCGGCACCCCCAAACGTCGACGCCAGCACGCGCGCCATGTCTTTGGCAGTCTTTGCACCGCCGCCGCAGCCGCATCCGGCCATGTCTATATCCCCCTTGCTATTTCGATACGGAGCTGTAACAGCATCCATGAGTTTTTGCCCGCCTTTGGCGTCAGGAAAATGAAGATGGCCTAAGTCGTGACGATAGACGAATACCGGGCCGTATATTCGCTCGCCACAATACCCAGCCTGGGCCATCCTGATCCATGGCGTCCAATCTTCGAAGCCTGGCGCATCCTCGTCGAAGCCCCCCACCTGCTGCAAACACCACGTTGGGACAAACGCGCTGATCGGATGCAGATTACAGCCTTGCAACGTCGGCTGCGGATCGGGAGGTGCGGTCGAGTGCGACATGGGACTCGCGCGCTTCTCCCGATTGTATTCCGGCGGGCGATACATGGCCCACTCCCCAGCCCGGTTCACGGCGTAGTGATGGCCGTAGCTATACGCTCGATCATGGAGCGCATGCCCTCTGACGAATGTTTGCATGGCACTCGGCAGTAGATAATCATCCGCGTCGAGAAACACCGTAAACAGTCCCTGGGCCACTGCCAGCCCCGCGTTGCGCGCGACGCTTGCGCGACGCCTGCCCTCGACCGGCGCCGGCGCGTCGACGATCCTTACTTTCGGATGCGCCGGGCTGATGATCGGGCTGCCGGTATCATTCACAACAATCGCCTCGACGCCTGGATAGGTCTGCCAGAGCACTGATGCGACCGCTTGCGCGGCTTCCTTACGGTGCTGGGGGCCCACTGGAATGACTACACTGGCAAGCAGCGGCAGCGAGGCTGCTGTTGGCCTTGTAGGGCCCGCCTCGAGCGCGCCGACGATCGATCCGTCGTCTTCATAGCGCCATACCTCGCCATCGAATGTCATCGGCCGGCCGGTCATAGCGTTTCCTGCAAGATGGCGATCATTTGCTTCAGCAGGTCGATCAACTGTACCATGCGCAGCTTCATTTGCTCATTTTCTTCACGTAGCCGCTGAAGCTGGGCTGCCTGCTCTTCAGGTGTATAGTACAGTGTGTCGATCATGATCGCATCCTGAGCGATTGCCGGCCGCGCTCGATCGGTTGCCGAGCCTGCTGTTGGCGTATCTTCTCAGCCGCGATCAGCGCGTCGGTTTCTTCCTGCCTGAGCCGATCCATGTTCTCTTCAGCTGTGCCGCGAATGTCCCGATCCATGAGTTGCCCCGGCGTCGGCTCCCAGATCATAGTACAGCTATCTGCGCTGACGCCATTCTCAAACGAACGGATGTCGAGCGCACGAATGATCAGTGTATACCCTGCCTGGGTTGTGAAGGTGCTAAACATAGATGATCCCCCTTTCATCACCCCAGAGATAGCGCGCGGCAGCAGTGGGGTTTGTCTGCTCTTCGGTGATCAGCCTAGCCGCGCGCTCGATCCTCTTAGACCGGCGATTCGTACGATGGGCCTGCGAACGATGTCGCGCCGCCGTTCTCATAGAAGCTCGTACCCGGCTCCCATTCGCGCTCATGCTGGTACACAGCATACGTTGCGTCCTCTAGTCGAGCCGCTAGGAACGGGGCCCGCAGGATGATGCGCTTGCGCGTGCGGATCTCGACCTGCTTGCAGAATGAGGTGCCGCCCAGGAAGTGAATCGCGTACCGGCCGTCGGGGCTGACGCGGTATTCATCCTGGGGCCCGAGCTGATTAATGATATCCTGCATGCCGAACGGCCCGCGATAGTCGAAGTAATCCATGTAGAGTAGTTGCCCGCCCAGCGTCGCCGACTTCAGCGGCACAAGATAAATGTCGCTCTGGAAATTGCCGCCGCCGATGTTGGCTTCAGCCATCGTGTTATCGATGATCACCGGCACCTTGTCGCCGTCGATCAGCAGGAAGTGACCATTCCGCATGTCGTTGCGCATGGCGTTCTGATCGGCCGCCGATGTGTCGATCACGATGCTCGACCCGCTCGGGCTTGCGTTGAAGCACCGATAGGTTTCGTACGCGCATGGCCAGATCTGGGTCAGGCTCAGAAAGGCTTGATAGCGCATCACAAACGCAAACTGCACATCACTGACCATCAACTGCTCAGCCAGGTACGCCTGAGCGCGGTACGTCTCAACCATGGTCGTCACGTAGCTGCCCGCGTTATTCTGCATGACGCCGGCCGGAAACGAAACAATCAGGCTGTTGGCAGCTGAGCACGCGATCCCGGTGAATACATCTTGATAGCTGTCGTTGACGATCCGCTCCATGCCGTTGTATTCCAGATAGCCGCCCGAGCTCGCAACCGTGTTGACCGGGCTGAATGTCCAGAACCCCCGCGCATAGCGCCGGCTGAAGTCGTTGGTCAGCTCGACAACCGCTTTCGTCAGCTTGTTGCGAAATAGATTGTTGGTGCCGGTCGGGACGATGTTATTCGCGTCGCCGAACGGGTTGTTGAGCAACCGAAGGTCAAGGATCTCGCTACGGTTGATCAATTCGCCCGCGTTGTCGACGCGGATCGGCTTCGTCTTCATCGTGAATTCGCCGAAGGGCCATGTTTGATTGCACACCTTCAGATCGCCCGGCGTCGGTACCTCTTCGGTACATGGGGTTGTCGGCTCAGTGCCGCTGCTGGCAGTCTGCCCAGTCAGGATCTCGAAGACCGGGTTGAGCAGTTGCGACTTCTGGACATGGCCCATGGCTACCAGCGCCTGCTCTAAACCCTTCGGGCCGATGTAGGTCGTTGGAACCCCCGGCTCGATCCCGAAGTTGTTAAACAGCGCGTTGTAGCCGTGCGGCGCGATGGCCAGGCCCGAGGTGCCGGAGTCCTTCTCTCGCAGCGATAACGCAACCGCCGCATTCACCTGCTGTTGGATGAGCGCATTGAGCTGCGCTTCGCTGACTTCCATGGTCTACTCCTTTTGTTCTGTTAGCCGTTGGCAAAAATTAACTTATACGCCGCGATCTCTGCCGGATCGGTTAGGCCCGTCGGAATGTTGCTGATCGCTTCCTTGACTGTCGCAGCTGCCTGCGGCGTCAGCTGAGTGGCGATCGACTCGCTTGCGCGATAGTAGTTGCGCGCCCCGTTCATCACACTGGTTGGCAGATCGCCGGTAAGCTCGTCGACCTTTGCCTTGAGTGTCGCGACCTCTTGCGCCTGGGCTGTCGCCTGGGCCTGGGCCGCGTCGTCTTTCTGCGCACTGAATCCGCTCAGCGCCGTCTTCAGTTCTCCCATATGCCCAGCCATCTTCTTTTCGATGTCGAGCAACGGCGTCAGCGCCTCGACAACCGCCTTTGCGATAAGCTGAGCAAAGGCCGCATCGTCCATGCCATCGCCCATGCCGTCGTCAGCCTGATCGGCTTCCATGTCGCCTTCGGCCATGGCTTCTTCTTCAGGCTCTGCGGCTTCCTCTTCCGGCGAGCCCTCGACCGCTGCCGCCGCCGGTGGAAACGCCTTGACCGTGTACACGACGCCGCCGATCGTGATCTCTTCTGGGGCTTCTTTGTACACGACGTTGCGGGCCTGAGCCGTGTCGTCGTCCTTCTGGGCTGTCGCAAGCAAGCTGTCGAGCATGGCCAATGCTTCAGCGTTGCCGGCCGCCTTCTCGCGATACTCCGCGATCTTTTCAGGTGCTAACACCTTATCCTCCTTTGCGGTTGCGTACCGCGTAAAGTAATTGGCCGCGCGATTCTGCGGCACCGCCGATCGCTCATAGATCAGGATATGATCGTATACACCGTTATTCGGCTGATCGTCCGTATGAATGAAGCCAGGACTCATCTGATACCCGCTATCGCTCAGCTTCTGGCCCAGACTGGCCATGGCCTTGTTGCGAAACGTGCCGCCTTCGATCAAGAACCGATCGCCTGGGCCACCTTGCGCCTGAAAGTCGCATTCGCCCATCACAAGCCCAGGCACATGCCAGAACAGCAGCGGGCCGCGCTCTTTGGTCTTGTCCCCGAGCGCAACCGCTTCTTTGATCGCGTTGCGGCTGATGATCTCGCGATCCTTGTCTTCATACGCCGTCGTTGTGATCGCAAGCCAGCGATCCCGGCCGCTATCGTCTTTGTAGATTGTGAAGCCCTTTCGTCGCAGGCCCAGATCGATCGCGTCTTCGGTCGAGGCCCGCATGGCATCGTGCGGCGCGATCCGATCATGGAACAGCGCGAACGTCAGATCCTTCGGGCTCACATCGCTATAGTTTTTGCGCTTGCGCACTGGAGGTAATGGCGCCATTAGAACATCCCCGCTTGTGTGTCGACCTCTGGCATCTTTGTGCCGCCCAGAAGCTGATCGTACAATTCGGCCCGCGTCAGTCGACCGCTGTCGCCGAATAGGCTCGACTGCCCAGGCTGGGGCTGCCCCTCGACGATCCGCGCGTAACGCTGAAGGAGCGATCGAACTTCGGTCGGCTTGCGCGCAATGGTATCAAGATGAACCAATAGCCGCTCTTGATCCGCGTTGAGCTCGCGATCAAACATGCTCGACTGGCCCAGATACTTTGCGACAACCTGATGCGCTGGCGTGTTGGCAGTCAGGCTCGGGTTGTCTTTGATGCGCGCGTATACGTCGACGGTTTTAGCGAAGTCTTCACTGATGTCGAGGTGCGGATCGCGCATGCCCGAGCGCGTCAACGCCGTTGCTCGACTGAAGTCAGGCAGCCCGCCGCTGATCCCGTTCTGGACTGTCTTAATATCCGGGTCGAGGCTTTCGAGCATTGATTCGGCCATGCGCTCGCCTGCTGCGCCTGGGAAGGCCTTGGTATAGATCGCCGCCTTTGCGCGATAGAGCCCCATCTGGTTGAGCTCGCCATGGCGCGTCAGCAGGTTGGCGCGTTCGTTATCCGGCACCGTCGCAAGAAAGTCGTCAATAAATGGCTTATTCTGCTTATCGCGGAGGGCGCGATCAATGTCGCCGGATTCGGATACGTGCAGCTTCAGCATATGCTGATTACTGATCTGCCCGGCGTCGACCTTTGCCTGCTCCAATGGCGACATGCGCAATGTACCGCTGCTATTGGCTTCCCGCGCAAACGCCGCCGCATCGTGATCACCTTGCAACCTGCGCACTAGCACCGGATTCTGCATCTTGTCGACCGCAGCCGGGTCGATCCCGGCTGCTTTGGCCTCAGCCTTGATCGCGTCTTTGTACGCCGCATACTTATCCGGATGGAGCTCGGCAGCCCTCTGGAGGGCTAGCGTACGACCGTTGCCGCTCAGCACGTTGCCATGCGCGTCGATGATCGGCGTCCCGGCGTCGATCCGGTGAAAGTCGGTTGTCATTACTTCCGGATTCATGTTCTGGGCAACATCGGCGATCTGGGCCTGGCTGCTTGCCCTCGACCGATCGCGCGGCTGTAGACTGGCATCATACTTCGGGTTGATCCCGCCGTTGGCCGTGTTGCTCGCCTGAATCGATCCCATGTCGACGAGCTCATGCCGCATCGTGTAGGATTGATTCGGGTCGTTGCCGTACGCCTTTGTTGTTTCGCCGACGGTTTGCCCAGACGCAGGGCCAGCCCCAGCGGCTGGGGTTGCCTTGCGCTCACTTTCGCCCGGCGTGTGCTTTGTCCCAGCGAAGCCCGCTTGCGGCACCCGCTTCCCTTCAGCATTCTTATTCCAAAGGGTTGCCTGTTGGCCGCCGCCGCCGCCCTTGCCTGCGCTTGTGCGACTGGCAGCCCCGCCGCCGCCGCCGCCGCCCTTGCCGCCGCCGCCCATGTTCGCAAACATGGCACGCTGTTGCGCGGTCTGTTCCTTGCGGCGCATAAGATACGATTGAGATTCTTTCTTTTTCTTTGGCTCAGGCTGATCGAATACGCGCCGCATCACGTCGGCATCGAGGAAGTCGCCATGAGCTAAACTGTACTGCCCCATGGTGCTATCTATCTTCAGGATCTTATTTTTGCGATAATAGTCGAGTATCTTATGAGATTCGGCTTCACTGAATCCCTTGTCACGTACCGTACTTAGGAAACTATTTTCCGCATTCGTGATGCGCTGTGCAATCGGTCGAGCACCTTGACGAATCGCAGCCTGATCGGTTGCCGATGGGGTTGACTGAGCACGATCGGCCCCAGTCATCAGCTTGTCGTTATTCTTTGGCGTTGGCGGTTTCTTTGGCGTCGAGATGCCACCCGATCCGCGCGTCGCTGCCGCCGCCGCTTGCGGCGTACGCTTCCCGCTGGGGCCTTTGGGCCATAGCTCAGATCCGCCGCCGCTCGATCCCCCACTGCCAGCCCCGCCGCCCCCGCCCATGTTTGCGAATGCGGCCCGCTCTGAGTCGGTTTGCGCCTTCTTTGTCGCGTTGAGCCCGGCCGCCGTTAAGACTGGCATACCGTCACGATCGATCCGCGCAAGCCCGTTGCGGATCAGCGTACGCAACTGATCCATGGTCAACTCGCCGCCCTCACTCATGGCCGTGGCGGCCTCGACCAACGCCGGTGCGATCTTCGGTTTCTCGGGCTCGACCTTTGCAGGCGCTTCGGGCTTCTTGCCGGGGCTGATGCTCGTCGAGCCTGCCCCGCCGCCGCCGCCGCCGCCCCCACCCGATGCACCCGCGCGCCCGGCCCGTCGCTGTGCGAGCTTCCCAGGGGCCCCCTGGGCCGTTTCTGCGGGCCCACTCGATCCGCCCTTGCCCGGTTTCTTTGCAGCGCGCTCTTCGTCGCGCTTCTTCTTTGCGGCCTCCCGCTCAGCCTGGGCCGCGAGCTTCTTCGCAGCCGCCGCCGTGCGTGCGGTTTCTTGCTCGCCCCGTTTGGCAACCTGATCACGCGCGCGACTGGCAGCATCCTTTGCGCCCTGCACATCGCCGCGCTTGGCAGCGTTAAGTAGGACGTTGGCCTGCTCCGACTTGCGCGGCGTGCCATCGGCCCCGATCTCTAACAGTCCTTCTTTCGCAAGGAAGTCGATATCTTCGGGCCTGAGCGGCTTGCCCTGAGCGAATTGATTCAGGTTGGCCAGATGATCGCCGAGATCAGTCTCATCGCCAACCTTGACCATATTCTCAGACTGCTGCTTTGTGAGCTCGGCAGCGCGCTCGTCGGCATGCTGCTGCCGCTCTGCCGCCCGTTGCTCGTCAGTCTTCGGGGGCTTCTTTGGTTTGGCCCCGGCCCCCTTGCCGCCGCCGCCGCCTTTGGGCTTCTTCGGTTTCGCCTTTGCGCCGTCGCAGGGCCCATACCTGCCATGCACATTGCACAGGTTGCCGCGAATACGCCGCACGCCTGGGGATAACAGTTCGCCCGGTTGCCCAGCCCCAGCCGCTGGGGCCGCTGCCGGGCCCGCTGGGGCTGTCGGCTTCTTTGCAGGTGCACCAACCGGCGTATCACTTGATACTGCCTTCTCGACCTGCATGCAGCCGCAGTCGCAGTCTTTGATCTTCTTGTTCTTGCGTCGGTTGGATACTCGGCCAACGCCAGGCTGATTAAACAGCGCGTTGTTGCCGGTTGGGGGGATGGCCATGCCCGAGGTGCCGCTATCCTTTTTCTCAGGAAGCGACTCGAAGTTGGTCTGTTTGTCCCAGCGCTTAGCAAATGGCTGCCGAGTCGCATGGGCCCAGCGTTGTTGACGACGCGACGCAAACGGCATGGGGTGATCACTTATACTTTCGTACAGTTTCTATAAGTATAGGCTATATGTCAAGATAGCTCTTTGTTGATCTGCCTTTGGATAAGTTGGGCAACCCTACTACGCCACTTCTTGGCAATGATTGTCGACCATCCTCGGGGCTTCGTGCCTGGGTGATGCACAAACCGTCGGAAGATGATCGCGCCCGATGCCCCGCCTGACTGCGAACCAATGAAGCCGGGCCGCGTCTTTGCGCTATAGCCCCCTTGAAAGCGCAGCATCTTTGCGTTGCGCGGGTAGATGTCGTGCGCTCGGGTGCCGGCGTTGAGCATCAGCCAAACCTCATCCTTTGTGCCTACTAGGCGCCCATCCTTCTGGGCCTTGACCGTATAGGTCGGCTGATGATCCCATGTCGCGCTCGTCGACTCGAAGTCGATCAGCGCGCCGGCCGCGCCATCGTCGAGCCCGCGATCGATCGCCGCCATCATGCGACGCGGGTCGAGCCGATTACGCTTCGGTATCTTTGGAATGATCTTGATCACCGGTTTATTATCGCACTGCCAATCCGGAATGCTGACGACTCTTGCAATGCGGCGATCTGTTCTTTCTGCTCAGCTATCAATTTCCCGATATGATCCATGCATAAGAATAGATCCGCATCGTCAGGATATCCACCGTATAGCCAGATCGGCAACGCCGGTTCCTTGCAACCCGCTTCAGTACAATAGCCCCATTCTGGCGTGTTGTCGTTACCGTCGACATCTATCGAATAGCTCATGCCTTTTGCCTTTTCACCGGCAGCACCTTCGGATCTTCTTGCGCATCATGCGGCCATGGCCATGGTCGACGGGCCATACCGATCGACAGAAGCTGTCGACGACCGGCTGAAGCGCTGCGCGTAGCACTTGCGCGATCTCGTCGTTGGCCCAGGCGACATACTCAATCAGTTCTTCGTTTGTCATGCCTTTTGCCTTTTCACCGGATAGGTGCCGACGAGCGCGGGGCATTCGTCGCAATGATCCTCAGTGCCGCCCATCTCGCGAGTGAGCTCGCCGGTGCCGTCGTCGTTGTCGCGTACCGATATCCTACACTTGCAGTTCGTAATGCAGGTCTGGTTGCCCGGCAGTAACTCGGGTGGTATAATCCAGTCCCCCCAGCGCTGGCTATAGTACGTCTGCCGCACAGCCCCAGCGTAAAGGCCAGCCCGAGCTGCGATCTGGGCTTCGCTCAGCCCCTCGGCCGCCGCTACGAAGTCTTTCAGGTATTGTCGCTGCACACGTACTAACTGATCGATGTCTTTGCGCTCTGCCCTCGACAGCCCCCGAAACAGCCCCGGGTCGAGTTTAACCCCAGCTCGATCGGCTGTCGCTGCCAGCGCGGCCGCCGTATGGCCCCGCGCAATGATCGCGTCCATCTGTTTGGCCCAGCCGGGCCTGCTGAAGTCCAGCGCCTGAATCGCGTCGAGCGTTAAGGCGTGCAAATTAGTCGGCGTGTCAGCCATCGCCGCGTGCCTTGCGGGCCCAGTCGAGCGCCGCGCGCCATTCCTGATTAATTAGGTCTGGGGTTGTGTCGACATCTTTAACGACGCCAAACGGCTGATCGCAGAAAGAACAATACAGCGCGCTGGCCGGGCTATGATCGCCGCACGCCTTGCACTCTTTGAACTTGTATTCTTTGGCGACTGGGGCTGCCCCCTGGGGCTGTTGGCCGGCTGCTTGCGGCGTATTCGACGGCAGCGGCGTCGTGACTGGCATGCGCGCCTGCGATTCGCCGCTGATCAGCTTCTCATTATCGTTCACGTTGCCCGCTTCGGTTGCGTCAGCAGGCAAGAAGGCTTCGTCGAGATCCCCGGCGTCCACTGCCGCGTTGAGCATCTGCATCGGACTGATCGCCCCGGCGTCAACATAGACCTTCAGCTTGTCGGCTCGGGCCTTCTCTGCCTGGGCCTTCATTGTCTGATCACGCCAGTCTTCCGAGTCGCCCATGAAAAACACGGTCGAGCCCGGCAACGTCGTGTGGGTTAGGGCTAGCTCCCAGTTCTTATCGAAGCCGGCCATGCCCTGCCCTTTGATCCCTTCGTCGCGCACCTGGGCCGCAAGCCCAGTGTTGAGCCCAGCCGGGGCCGGGTCGAACTCCTCGACGTTCATACCGATCGAGTGAGCATAGCGCCGGTACGCATCGGTGCGCTCTTCCTTGACATCGAAGCCGTCAGGTACTTCAGCCAGGGGGATCGTGACAACCGTCGGCGTCGCCGCCATCTCGATCATTGGCACGATGGTCGAGCCCTTATACAGCACAAAGCCGCGCTGATCTCTGGCATCGTCCGAACTGTTGAGCGCGTCGCGTAACATCTTGTCGGATACGCCGTTCACAAGATGGATGGCCAGGTTGCGCGTGCCGGTGATCTTCTCCCTGAAATAGACCTCGACCGCTGCCAGCTTCAGGATGGTTGCCCAGGAACGCGACGCCGCACACATACCATAGCCGCGCATCTCGACTCGAGGCGATGGCATATCGGTGATCCGGATCACGTCTTCGGCGTCGAGCAAATGATAGCCGCCATAGTATGACCAATACACGATCGGCTTCTGGGGATCGCCGGTCGGATAGCACCGAAGCGCGTCGAGGTGAAATAGCCCAACGATCTTACTGCCCCGCGCGCCGCTCGACCGGGCCTTCTCAACGACCATGCCCATGTCAGTCAGCAGGTAGTCTTGCAGGCCCCGCTGCAGCCCGCTGGCATAGCTGCCATCGTATCCCAGGATCAGTTGCTGGGCCGCCTTGATGCGCCGCGCGCTATCGTCGGAGTCCTCGATCCTGAAGCCCTGGGCAACCTTCTTAGAGATGGCCTTGAAGATGGAGTCGGCCCACATATTTTCAAACTGGGGTGTTTGGGAGAGCAGCCGATCGCGCCCGATGCTGCCTTGTGGGGGAAGGGAGAATTGACCATACTGCGCAATGCCGGGTATACCGCTCAGCAGGCCTACGGGGCCCATGAGAATAGTAAACGGTGCCGCCGCCGTTGCCGGGATCGCGTCTTGCCGAGTGACGGAGCGCTTACGAGCCGCCTCGACATCAGCGGTCGACATCATATCACTCATAGCTTATCCTGATACGCGACAACCCACATCACAACCGCATACACGACGAGCAACATGAGGATCGCAGCTTCAAGCGCAGTCATACATCATACCTCTGGGCCCAGACGCCGTATCGAAGCGCGTCGAGCGAATGATCGAACGCCTTCACGATCTTGCCGTTGGCGTCGCGCCGATAGCTTGCCATCTCAGCGCGTAGGTTCTTACACCTGGGGTGCACCTTGACCCGGCGCCGGCCGTTCGCATCGGCCGCGATGGCCCGGCGTAGTTCTTTGATCGACTCTTCGACATCCGGCGGGCTATTGCGAGTATAGATCGCCTCGACGTGCAAGCGACCCTTGAGCTCTGCCGCGCTCTTGTCGACAACCGCATAGTCGGGCGCCGGATACGGCAACTGCTGCACAATTCCTATATGATCGTTGCTCAGCACGCCGGCGCGGTCGTCTTCATAGAAGACGTTGATCGAGCCGTCATGTCGCAGCTGGGCAAGCAGGAAAACGCGCGGATGACTGTCAGCACTCCAATACCCAGTAGCAGGATCGCGCTTGCCAACGTATCCATCGTCAACGAACCATAGCACGCTGCCGCCGCCCTCGACATACTCAGCAGCCTCAGTCACGTTGTCGCTATCGCTCCAGACATCGAAGATCACGCCGGTCGCCTGCACCCATTCGCCGCGATTCAGTCGCGCATCCTCGACGCCAGTCAAGGTGCGCATGGTCGCATCGTAATCCGCCGGGTTGTGCCGGTTGTCCTGTCGACCGCTGTAGTATACGTGCGCCTCGCCGCCGACGATCAGCCGATTGTATATCCAATGGGTAGGCGCGTCAGGGTTACAGCTATAGAGGATCTGCCGCCATCGTGCCGCACGGCCGCGCATACGAGCCCGTAAGGCATTGTGATCAGCTTCCTCTAGCTCAGTCGCTTCTTCGCCCCAGATAATATCGACGCCGCCCCTGGGCCCGATGGACTTCAGCCGCTCGCGCTGTTCTTTGTCCTCGAGCCCCATATAGGCGAGGATCGAACCGTTGAAGTAGCGGAAGAAGTCTTTCGACTCATACTGCCGCACGCGCGGATCGTCGCCGATCACCGTTTCGTTCAGGAAGAGCAGCGAGCCCTTTGTGAGACTGACGCGGGTCTTACGTACCAGCAGAGCGAAGGCCCCAGGATACTTCAGGCAATAGCCGTGCAGCTTCTCAGCCCCCAGCCGAGATTTGCCGCCGCCGGCACTGCCGGTCAACAGCACTAGCCCCGACTTATCGCGCCATGGGTCGACCTGCCACGGCAGCGGATCAAATAGCGTCGCCGGGTTGTGCCGGATCGTCGTCTGGGGCTTCGTCCCAGTCATCAGGGCTGACAATGGTATACCCCTTGCGCACTTCAATGCCGCCCGAATGCTCGACAAACTCTTTCGGCTTGCCGTACTTGCGATCCCACAGCCAGGTTGACGCCTTGATCGAACTGTCGGCGCCTGCACACCCTTGCGTTTGGCGTTGGCGATCATGTTCTCGACAATGGCGCGCTCGGCTGCCTCATCGAAGAGCTCAAGCAGCACCGATCGGGTTGCGTCTTCGACTGGCTTCGGCGGCCGGCCGCCCATTGGGGGATGGCCTTTTTCAAATGGCATAGTTAACTACTGAATCTACGGCAGGTTGAGCAACGGGCCGGCGATGATGACGACGGCATGGTCAATTAAGTGCACCGTCAATGTTCGGATTTGTAGTACACCGCACAATTGTCTGCCAATCGCCACGGTTGGCAGCATCAAAGATCTCACGACCAAACGATGTTAGGCGATACATGCCAACCCACTCAACAAGCGGCGGGCCTTCGTCATTCGACGCCAACCACGCCGCGTCATCCAATCGCATGCGCATGTCGCCATCGCCTAGTTGCAGCAGCGTGCGGTATGCGCATGAACCAAGCCCTTCGTCTTCCCGCTCCATCGCATCATACACGGACTGGCGTTGTGCCGTCATCGTCACGTTTTCAAACCAATTCACTGTTTTTACTCCGCATACTCACGCTTGAATCTCCATGCGATCTCTGGCGCTTCCGCGATAATCAATTATACTTCGTCATTGCTTATCGCGGTATAGTTCACTATATCGAACAACATGAACTCGTCAGGGTTGGCTTGGGGGTGAATAACATAGACGCAATAGGCAAAGCACCTTCGATACACCCACCATCGCAGGCGAGTGCAGAGCGTTTCTTTTAGTGGATGCTCAGTCACGGTAGGTTGAGCAACGGGCCGGCGATGATCACGACGGCAAGCCCAACGCCAAACAGGAACATACACAGCCATTGCGGTAGCGCGAAATGGACGGCAATCCACCAGAGCAGAGTCGCAAGGGCTGCTGCAATGATGGCCAATAGAGTAGCAGGGCCGATTGTCATAGCATCACCTCAGTACAAAGAATATCCAATATAAGAACGCGCCAATCGCGTACCAGATGCCAACCCAGAGCCCGGCGCCGATCACAAGAGCAACCCAATGCTTCCATGTCATCGGCTCAGCCCCAGCACGAACGCCGCGATCACCAGCATGGCCGCAACTTCAAGGCTGATCCGAATCCACTGCCAGCGCCGGATCTGTTCCTGCCCGGCGACGATCGTTTCGATCTTTGCGTCGATCAGCGACTGACGCAGCGTGCGGTTACCATCGTCGATATCAAAACGGAGCGTCAGCGCAAGCACCTCATGGTTCAGCAAGTTAATTGCGCGATTAACCGTATCACGATAGATCCGCCATTCGGTTCCCATGTCCCCGAGCGCCTTCAGCACCGCTTGATAAGACTCGTCGTCAGGCATTACAGCGGCGTCAGCCCGGCCATGTCGACAAACCCAATGCCGGCCGGCACCCCGTCAAGCTCAGATACATGGCCATTACTGGGATCGTCGATCTTGATATGTTGCCCAGGCGTCAGATAGCCCCAGAGTAGCCCGGTATGATCGGCGCGCTCATAGACGGGCAGGCCCATCACCTGATACGGTTTGGCCGGGGGCCTGAGCACCGTGTCGCGCCATGCAATAAAGTCAGCGTGTGGCCAGTCGGTAGGGTCGACCTTGCGCTGATACGGACCCGGCAGCGCGACTTGCCCATGCGTGTCGACCTGGGCCCCGAGGATCGCATAGCTTCGACAGAGCTCTTGCAGCAGCCAGGCTAGACAGTCCTTCTGGACGGTTGGCCAATTTTCGCCCCGCGCATGAAGACACTCGATCCCGATGCTGTTGACGTTCACGTACGTCGACTCGGCGTCGCCGGAATGCCAGGCGCTGTATTTTTGAGGATCGAGGAACTGGATGATCTCGGCTTGCCTGCCGATCAGATAATGCGCACTGATCGCCGACGAGGTGTAGATGTAGCTGGCAGCTGACGAGAGCGATTGACCAACGGCGCCCTCAGTCGAGTGCACCACGATCGATATCGGATCGCCCGGCCGCGTCGAGTAGCCATGGCCAACCGGATAGGTTTTCGCCTTTGGATAGGTCGAGGCATTGATCGGGTAGGACATAACAGCCCTATCTCTGGGATGAGAGAGAGAGAGAGAGTGATCTACTGACAGTATACCACCAGTTGTCAAGCAAAAATAATGTGTCAAGTTACTGTTATGAAACTGATCACATTTTGCTTATTGCTATACGTGGTATACGTGGTATACTGTATGCACGGAAACGAACGAATAGGAGAACACAATGGCCAAAGAACAAACAAACTTGCGACTGGCCCCCAGCACGATCGACAAGCTTGACATGCTTGTGACGATGATGCGCAAGCAAACCGGGCTGTCGACGAGCCGCGCGACGATCATTACGGTGTTGGTCGAGGAAGCCGCAGCCCGGGTCGAGGCCCAGGCCCAGCCGCTGAAGCGGATCGAGCCGATCCGCGATGGCAAGAAGACGATCGGATGGCAAGCAGTCTACGGCGATCACATCGTCGGCACCTTCGACCTGCGCGACAAGGATCGCGCTCAATCCGCGCTTGACCGTTTCGTATATGAGGAGCTGAGCCGATGAACATCGAAATCACCGAAGA